ATGGCTACAAAGGCGAGAGTTTACAGCTACTTGCGCTTCAGTGACCCGAAACAGGCCGCCGGCAGCAGTGCCGCCCGGCAGCTGGAGTACGCCAAGCGCTGGGCGGCCGAGCATGGGATGGCACTCGACGCGGCCCTATCCATGCAGGATGAGGGCCTTTCCGCCTACCACCAACGGCACGTAACCAAGGGTGCGCTGGGTGTCTTCCTGGCCGCTATTGATGAGGGACGCATCCCCGCAGGGTCCGTCCTGATCGTTGAAGGCCTCGACCGACTGAGCCGCGCTGAACCCATTCAGGCGCAGGCCCAGTTGGCGCAGATCATCAATGCCGGAATCACGGTGGTGACCGCCAGCGACGGCCGCGAGTACAACCGCGCCGGCCTCAAGGCCCAGCCCATGGACCTCGTCTACAGCCTGCTGGTGATGATCCGGGCGCACGAGGAATCAGACACCAAAAGCAAGCGCGTGCGCGCTGCCATCCACCGCCAATGCAAGGGATGGAAGGATGGGACCTGGCGCGGCGTCATCAGGAACGGCAAGGATCCGAGCTGGACCCGGCTGGACCCAGAGACCAAGGCGTTTCAGCTCGTGCCCGAGCGAGCCGAGGCTGTGAAGCTGGCGATCCGGATGTTCAGGGACGGCCACGGTGCTGTCAGGATCATGCGCACCCTTGCCGAGGAAGGCCTGCAGCTGACCAACGGCGGAAACCCGGCCGGCCAGCTCTACCGGATCCTCCGCAACAGGGCCCTGATCGGCGAGAAGGTGCTGGAGATCGACGGCGAAGAGTACCGACTGGCCGGGTACTACCCTTCCCTTTTGAGCGCGGAACAGTTCGCGGACCTGCAGCAGGCGACTGAGCAGCGCGCGAAACAGAAGGGCACTGGGGAGATTCCCGGCCTGATCACTGGCCTGCGGATCTCCTACTGCGGCTATTGCGGATCGGCAATGGTCGCGCAGAACCTGATGAATCGCGGACGCCGTGAAGACGGCGGACCACAGCACGGGCATCGGCGGTTGATATGCGTGGGCAACTCCCAAGGCATGGGCTGCGCCGTTGCAGGCAGCTGCAGCGTCGTACCTATTGAACACGCGATCATGAGCTACTGCGCGGACCAGATGAACCTGGCCCGATTGTTCGAAGGTGGGGATAGATCTGAGGCGCTGGCTGGCAAATTGGCCATTGCGCGGGCGCGGGTAGCTGACACTACCGCGAAGGTTGAGCGGATCACCGATGCCATGCTGGCAGATGACGCAGGAGACGCGCCGGCCGCATTCATGCGCCGGGCGAGAGAATTGGAAGCATCGCTTGTCGAGCAACAAGCCGAAGTTGACGCGCTAGAGCACGAACTTGCAGCGATCGCTAGCTCACCCACACCTGCCGTGGCCAAGGCTTGGGCCGACGTACAGGAAGGCGTGAAGGCACTGGACTATAACGCGCGGACCAAGGCGCGCCAGCTGGTAGCCGACACCTTCGAGCGTATCTCGATCTACCACAGGGGGACCGAGCCGGAGCAGACGCGCTCCTGGAAGGGCACCATAGACCTGGTGCTAGTGGCGAAGCGCGGCAGCGCGCGCATCCTTCATGTTGACCGCCAGACGGGCGAATGGCGGGGCGGCGAAGAAGTTCGAGATCTGCCGGATGATCCCATCCAGTAGGCGGGTCAGACACCCCGACGAAGCTGCTCCAGCCCTGCCCTCAACCGCGCCTTGCTGCGGACGTCCCTCGCTCGAGGCTTCGTCTCTGCCGGCGGCTTACGCGGTTCCAGTGCCGCCTTGATCCGCTCGATCTCCTTCGCTCCGGCCTCAGCCAGGCGCCGAGCCTGTTGCTGCTGCTCGCGCGTCGGCGGCAGACCAGGCAGTGGCGGAGGCAACTGGATCGGTGTGCTGTCCGTCAGCCGGGCGACGGCCTCACGCAGCGGAAGCTCGGGATACAGCCTGGCGGCGCACCAGCGCTCGGCGTAGCGCTTCGCCTGTCGGACGTTGGCGGCGCGCGCTTCCTTGGTGTGCCACATCTTCTGGCCCTCCATCCACAGCCGGACGCCAGGACCGCCATCGAGCGTGACGTTCGCCGTTTCCCGGCCGTTGTACCAGAGCGCCCAGCGCTCGCCGGTCTGGACCCAGCCAGCGGGGATCGGGGCGGTGCGGAAGCCGTGGGAAGACTGCATGGCCGGAAGGATACGACCGGCCGTCGCAGATCCTGCGAACGCGGCGGCGACCTGGCTGAATCGTTCTGTCGCTAGAACGTCGATTCACATCGTCACCTCGCCAATTCCGTTGCTATCCATCCGTGATGTAGGCTTCAGCTGCCTTGGGGAGCGGAGCTACGTGATGAGGATGGAGACGAGAGGGCCCGAGCGAGGGATCTGCAACATATGTGGCGAAATGGGGAAGCTCACCGAAGATCACATTCCACCGAAAGGTGTGCCTCGAGTCGGGCAGGTGTACCTATCCAATCTCGTCGAATCCCTGGGTGCAGAGAAGGCAGGCAAAGGGTCTCGCCTGTTTCAGAACGGGGTCAAGTATCGTTCTATCTGTAGGGTCTGCAATGGAGACCTGCTCGGGGCTGCCTATGATCCCCACCTCATCAGCTTTTGTAGGGCCGTGGAGACTGCATTCCGTGAGCGCCTGTATCTACCCCAAGATTTTGAGGTGAAACAGAATCGCCTCTTCCGCTCCGTAATAGGCCATCTCCTCGCTCATGGAGTTGGCCTTCATCGCACGGGTCCGTTTCCTTCTTCAAAGACGGACTACTTCCTCGACCCGAAAATGTCCTTTCCAAGCAATTTGAGGCTGTACTGCTGGGTGTATCCGTACCAGCGACAGGTCATTTCTCGGTGGATGGCGAGCATCTTCGATACTCGATATTCCGGAGAGTCGTTCATTTTCTCAATCGCAAAGTTTTTCCCGGTCGCGTGGCTCTGCTCCAGCGCAGATCTGCCACCTTACATTCAGCCTGGCGTCGTTCGCGTCGACTCATTGGCAACGGGCGATGTTGATGACACGGCGGTGATCACACTAAGTCCCAGCAGCGTCCCTCGACCCACATGGCCGGAGGCGCCCGGGGATAACGGAGCGGTTTTTTTGAACAGGCGGGGCACCGTGGCAACCCCGCGACACGGGAACTGGTAGTTCCAACAATCACGCGGCAGCTGCATCCCACTAGATATCTTCAGCGCATGTGCGGCCGATTCGTCCAGCTCCCCGTGATCGACTTTGGCCAGCCGGGGCTGGCTGACATTGCCCCTGGCCTGGCCGAGATCCAGCCCAGCTACAACCTTGCGCCGACGCAGCGCGCCTCGGTGATCCTGGACCGGGGCGAAGGCCGGCAGGTGACCCGGCTGGCGTGGGGCCTGCTGCCCTTCTGGGCCAAGGCCAAGGGCTTGCAGAGCTCGACCATCAACGCCCGGATCGAGACCGTGGCCACCAAGCCCGCCTTCCGGTCAGCGTTCAAGAAGCGCCGGTGCGTGATCCCGATGGCTGGCTACTACGAGTGGTCGGTCAGCCCAGAGGACGGGAAGAAAGACCCCTGGTTCATCCACGCCAAGCTGCCGCTGCTGGCCGCCGGCCTGTGGGAGGACACCAGCCCCCTGCTGCCCGACGGCAACCTGGGCACCTTCACCATCATCACCGGCGACAGCAGCGGCGTATCGGCCGACATTCACGACCGCATGCCGGTGTGGCTGCAGGCCGGCCAGATCGATGAGTGGATGGCCGCCAGCACCGATGACGCCATGGCCATGCTGCTGGCCAGCGAGCCTCCGGCGATGGAGGCATACCGCGTCAGCCGCGCGGTGAACACGCCGCGGAACAACCGGGAAGACCTACTCCAGCCCGTGGCCTGAGATCACGTTCGCGGCGGCCAAACGCGAACGGTTTTCTGTAAGGCGCGTGCCCCGGTTTGGGCGTAATCTCGACCCTGTTCGCAGCACAACACAGGGAGAGCGTCATGCGCGTACTGCTTACCGCCACCATTGCTGCAGCACTGATCACCGGCTGCAGCACCGCGCCGGGCGTGATACACGGGCGCACGGTCGAACTGCATCGTGAGTCGTCAGTCGCCGGCGAGAGCCTCGACGACTTCGTGGTCCGTATTGCCCCACAAGCCTTGGAGTCGTCCAAGACTGCCAGGGCAACTGTTTGTGGCCAGATCGAACAGAATGCAGGAACATTCAGCGTGCAACTGAAGACCGACGGCTATGTCAGCGACTGTGGCCTGCCGAAGACTGGCCAGCCGTATCTCCTGGTGAACGGCACAGCCACCGACCTGCGAGAGAACCATTTCTCGCAGGTGAACTGGCAGCGTCCTGGCTATCTGATCACGCCCTGGTCGGTGAAGCACCAGGATGGCGCCAGCAAGAGGCCTCGCATCGTTCGCTAGTAGTTCCGCATATCAAGAATCAGGCCGGTCAGGTTGTTGTAGCCCATCTGGCCGGTCGGCGGATACGGCGGCCCCGGCCCTTCATCCGTGGCGCTGCGAGTGTTGATGAGCCCGACGCTGATCGTTCCATTGGAATTGGTCCGCACGCCCACGACGTAGCCCACCGTCTGAGTGCGCCAAGCGCCGCCGCCGCTGATCGGACCTCCGTCCACGCGGGTATAGAGGCCCGTGTTGCAGATCCCCACTGCGTACCCTGATGTGAGCGGGATCGGGATGTCCGAGGTTCCAGTACCGGCAATGGTATTCACCATTTGCAGAACCCGCATGTACTTGTAGCGGGAGTCAAAAATCACCCGATTGTTGGCCGGATTTCGAATTCTCAGCCCCTTCGTGGTGATGAACTGCATTTGAGCCACGTCGGTGGTGTCAAACACCCAGTAGGTGACGCTCGCCCCGACGACGTCGGTGTTGATCACCCACTCATAGGTGGACCCAGACTGGCTCTTACTCACCACACCCACAAGCGCGCCCGAGCAGTTGACCGCCAGGATGGGCTCGTTGCAGCCAGCGACCTGAATCACGGCTCTGCCTATCGTCTTTCCGCCGACTCCCGGAACAGTGTAGGCGTTTGCTTGTACGACGAATGGCCCCGCCTTCATCCCCATGCACTCCCAACTTGGGTCGATCTGGATGAGTGAGCCGCCTTTATTGCGGATCCGGGCCCCGATCGTCATTGATCAGTACCTTCCATAGACGAGGACCCCGGACCGGTTGTACAGCGGGTTGGCTGAGGAATAGGTCCACGTGATCGTGTTGCCGTCGTCGGTGAACCGCGGTGATGCGTTGTAGTCTGGCTGAGAGGTGGACGCGTTGAACCAGTAGAAGATCGGATTGCTACCACTGGTCGGAACACTCACAGATCCGCTGACACCGGCGCTCAACTGCTGGCGCCCCATGATCCGTGGCAGCCGCGTAGTAATGTCGACCAAGACGTTGCCGGCGGGATCCCGCTGCCTCAATCCAAACGCCATTACAGGAGCTCCCCCAGCTCGACCAATGCAACACTCCCAGCGCTGTTCCAGAACCGCAGCGCGCTATCGGTAAGCTCCATGTATCCCCCGTTGGCATTGACGCCTCGCATCGTCAACGACGCGTTCTTGTCCAGCTTCCACCGCGGCTGGCCGCCAGCACCGACCGCCGTCGACTGAATTACATCCCCGATCATCGCGTTCTGGATCCAGCCGGTGCCGATCAGGGCCTGGCTGATGAACGTCTGCCCACCTTGAATCACGAATGGCGATGTCACGGTGTTGTTGACGAGATTGATCACCGCGAAGCGACCCACGTCGAAGAGAACCTGGCTCTGGTAGCTACCGTCCGGCTGCTGTTCGACACCCAGCCCCATCCCGGCAGCGTAGATCCTGCCGTCAGCCGTGACCTGTGCACGGAGGGTGTACGTGGCTCTGATCCTGCCATCCAGGTCGACCACGGTCTGGGAGGTTTGCTGCACCATTGCCTGCGTGTCGCCAACCTTTGCCTCCACCGTGTCCTGGCGCTGCGACAGCGCATAGTCGCCTTGGGCGATGACGGTCTGGATGGTGATGGTGCCGGCGAACACAGTCTCATCGCCAGCGCCCCAGTCACTGTCGCCGGCAGCCTGGACGTCCAGCTGCGCGAAAAGGCCATCCGTCTTCTGCCCTACCGCCTGCAGGCCGGTCTCCGGATCGTTGACCTGCAGCTCGAGCGTGTTGACCCGCCCAACGACAGCACCCGCCTGAGCGACCGCGTCGCCCACATCTTTCCATTTCGTGCCCGGTGGCTCCTCATTGCCTGCCGTGCTGTCGTTCCACAGCCAGATCTTGCCGTTGTACACGACGGTATCGCCAGGCTGATAGGTGGCGCCGGCCTCCCAGATCAGTGGCACGATCTGGTCGATGCTCTCGATCTTGGTCAGCAAATCCTGACCAAGCGCGCTCTCCGTTATCCGTCCCGAGAAGTAGGCGTCGTAGTCCGACTGGTTTGTGCTGGCCTCTCCCATGACTCCAGCGCCCGCCGGATACCACGGGCCGATGTTGCCACTGCGGTCAACCAGCCTTGCCCAGAAGTAGAGCCGCGCACCGGCGGCCAAGCCGTCCAGTTCGAGACGGTTCTGCGGGTAGGCATAGTCGCCCAGCTTCGTGGCCGTCTCGCGATTCGGGCCGGTGCTGCGCCAGATCTCAGTGCGCTGGGTGTCGGTCGCCCCAGGCGGGAACGCCCACGCCAGTCGGATGCCGAACACGATGGACGTGGCAGTCAGCGAGGTCACCGCCGGCGGCGGCTCGGTCTTGCCTGCGATTGTCGTGAGTGGGCTCATCGCCGGAAGCGACACCGCGTTGAGCGCGTTCACCGCCCTGACGCGTGCAAGGTACTGGCCAGCGTAGATCCCTGGCACCTCGATGCTGGTGGTGGCCACCCGCCCCTGGCGCACCCAGTTGAGATCGTCGCGGCGCCACTCGACGTCGTAAGCGATGGCATGGGCGGCTGGCTCCCATTGGATGGTCAGCGTCGGAGTGGCGATGCCCTGCTCGATCACCACGTGCGAAGACAGGGCCACATTGGTCGGCGGCGGCTGCACGCTCGGTGGGATGATGCTGATGGGCGGCAGTTCCAGCCGGGTGCCATCGTCGATCGCCGCATATTTGCCCGGGACGTGCTTCAACGCGGTGATGTTGTAGGTTAGTTCCTCGCCTTCAGTGACGGCGATCACCCGGAACAGCTGCAGCACCAGGTCGCTGGATTCGGTGGCCCACACAGACTGCGGCACCGGGACCGCCGACCAGGGCGCCGAGACCGTGACCACTCCCGTGGCGGCATCGATCCCGTTGATGGTCCGGCCTTCCGTGCGCCCATTGGGCAGCGTGGCTCGCAAGGTGTCGCCCACGGCCATCGTCTCGGGAACAAGATCCAAGGTGAGACTGCTGGCGCCTGCTGCGCGGATGCGGCCGGCATTGCGGCGCCCCGCCCGGTTCGGGTCAGCCACCTGGATCACGTCGCCCGGCATGCAGTTGAGGGCATCCAAACCCACCGCGAAGCTGACGGTCTCGGTCTCCAGGCTCTCCGTGTACAGGATGTGGTTGCCCACCCGCTGCGCCTGCGCACGCGAATGGCAGCCGATCGCCGTGACCTCGGTCTGGTTGACGCCATAGCGCGCTATGGCGTCGAGGTGCTGAACGACCTCCACCTTCTGCCGGCCGAAGTCGTCCGGATCGGTCCACGACACTAGCGCGACGGTGTGCCGCGTTCTCCGACCGCTGCCTTCGTAGTGGAAACGGCCCTCGATCACGTTGGCCTGGCTGTAGGTCGGGCCCGGGTCCTTCGGCATGTCGGCCGACGCCATGATCTGGCCAGCGGCATAGAAGCTGATGCCACGGAACATGCCAGCCATGTCCTGCAGCACCTTGTAGGCGTCCGCCCTGCTTTGCAGGTACAGGCTGCAGGTGAACCGCGGCTCCTGGCCGCCCATGCCATCGATCACGAGCTGATCGCAGTACTGGGCGATCTGATATAGCCGCCACTTGTCCACCCAGTCCAGCGGAATGCGGTTACCCAAGCCGAATCGATCGTTGGTGACGATGTCGAAGAACACCCAGGCCGGGTTGTTCGTCCAAGCCGACTTGAAGGTGCCATCCCACACGCCGCTGTACGTGCGGCCAATGGGATCGTAGTTGCTGGGCACGCGGATGATCCGCCCCCACACCCGGTAGGATCGCGACGGAATGTTCTGGAACTGACTCGCGTCGACCTGGACCGCGCACAGCGCACTGTTCGGGTAGCGCAGCTTCACATCGATGATCTCGGTCATCGAAAGCACGTTCACCGTGTCCGAGATCAGCGAGTTGTTCTGGTTCGGGGTCAGCCTGCGAATGCGGACCTGCCACTGCGAGCCAGCCGGCAGATCAATTCGACGGCTGCGCTCGTACTGCGTCGTGGTCTTACCGGTGATCGCATCGTTGAGCACGGTCGTGTAGGCGCCCCCGTCGACCGCCACGTCCACTGCGTAGCTGATCGAGTAGCCGTTCCGGTCGCCGTTTTCCTCATCCACCTTCTGCAGGGCGGGGACGGCCAGCCGGATGCGCACGGCCGACAGGTCCGAACCGCTGACAGTGCGAACGACCGGCTGGTCGCTGCGCAGCTCCACGTTCACAGAGATCTCGTTTTCGACCGATGGGAAGCCGGGGATGTACTCCTGGTCCTGCGTACCCGATCGGGTGTCGACGGTGACGCCAGCGAAGTTCCACCCGCCGTCCGGGTTCTGAATGGGAACCTGGTTCAGGTAGATCGACTGGTTGCCGGCTACCAAGCCGCGAATCTCGCCCTCGCTGACGAGGTCGATAATCCTGGCCACGGCCATCGAGTGCAGGCTGTCCGGGGTCTCGACCGGCGTGCGGCCGTTGCTGCCGCTCTTGCCGCCGGCGCCCGCCAGCTGCAACCCTCGGGCGATTGGAGTTGCGACTGGCAGGTTCAAAGCTGGTCCTCCGCCATGATGCCGCCGCTGATCACTGCCGAGCCCACCAGCATGCCCTTCTGGTCGTGGCCGCCGTAGGCGACCGGCACAGGATTGCCCTGCGCTTGGGTGTTGACGGTGCCGTTCATGCTGTAGCTCGGTCGGTTCTCGACGCTATCCTGTGCGCCGAGGCCCTTCGGCTGGGGACCGAGCATCTGGACGACGCCCCCTACGACCATCGCACCACCTTGCACGATCAGGTTTACGTTCCTGGTGTAGACGCCTACGACGATCAACACCACGCCCAAGATGATGTTCAGCACACCACCACGCTTGCTGCCGAGAAGAACTGGGGCGATGCGGATGTCCTCATTCCCTGGCGGATCCTGCAACCGCTCCTTCGTCAGGTTCTGCTTTCCCACGAAGACGGCGAAGGCCATGCCGTTCTCCTTCGCACGGGTCAGGTACTGCTGGAAGCCCGGCAGAATCGCACACAGCGCGCGCACGGCCTCGGCGGGGCTGTTGACGGCCAGCCGGAAGGAGCGCCCGAAGCGGCTGCCCAACTGACCGTAAAGGCGGATAGTGCGCAGGCGCTCAGACATGCGCTGCCTCCTTGTGGCGGACGATGTAGCGGGTACGCTCGGCCCACATGCCGCCGTAGGTGATGACCTCCGACAGGCGGCCGTGCATGTGATGGAGCAGCTGGCCGTCGCCGAGGTAGACACCGGCGTGGTTCGGGACGGGCGAACGGATCTGCATCAGCACCATGTCACCGCGCTGCGGCTCACCCTCGATCAGGTCAAAGCCCTCGGCGCGCAGCCGGTCCAGGCTGTAAAGGTCCTGGCCCTTCTCCCACCAGTCGTCCTCGCGCTCATACTGGCTGAGCTGGATGCCAAGCTCGCGCTCGTAGAAGTCGCGCACCAGGCTGTAGCAGTCCAACTGGCCGTGAGCGAACTGTCGGCCCACCAGCGGCGCCTCGTAGCCGCACGGTTCGATGGTCTGCAGGTCGCCGCACTCAGGGTCGGCACCGGTGACCTGGCCAACGCTTACGATGTGCCACGTCAGGCCGCTGGCCTCGCACATGACGCGGTCTGCGTCCGAAGCTGTAGCGGGGGCGTTCGGATGGCTGTGCACGACGGCCAGTACCTCGCCCACGTCCTCAGCGTCGGCGAAGTCCTCCGCCGGCAGCCGGAAGTGCTCGCTGGGCGTGGTCGCCACGTTCCGGCAGGGGATGTACGTCTCCCCGTCGCGGCCGGCCACGATCAGGCCGCAGCACTCGCGCGGGTACTCGGCCACGGCGTGCGCCTGGATGGCCTGCAGGGTCGTCTGTTGCATGGTCTCGCCCATGAAAAAGCCCGCACATGGCGGGCTGTAGTAGATAATTGGGGCACGAACCCAAGGGGTACTGCTATGTCAAGTCAGAATGCCGGCGAGGGCCCAATCCCCAACTTTCAGTTCCAGCTGGATGGCGTTGCTGCAAGCCGCTTTGCCGATGAACTTGAAAAGCTGGCCCGCTCCATTCGCCAAGGCCGCATCGCCCATGTTGGCGGCGGAATGGTCATACAGCCATCTGGCTGCACCATCCGAATAGAGAGCAACCTGGAACTGCTGGTGCTGGGCGAAGCGTACTAGGTCCGCAGCAGGCCAGCGGCTGGGAAGCCGCCGTAGGGCAGCGGCTTATCGGCACCAAAGCGCAGCTTGCAGCTGTTCACCCTGCCGCCGCACTGGTCACGCGCGGGGTCGGTAGTCGGCACGTCGTTGGCATCGGCCACGGCCGGCCCGTTATAGCCGCAGTAGGGGCCGCGGTAGCCGCCACGGATCAGCCAACCGCAGACGCCAGCGATGACTTGGCGTCCGGGTAGCTGCTCGCCGTTGAGGTCGATCGCCGTGGTCAGCTCGAACTCAACCGTTTCCTTCGTCTCGGAGACCTTGCGCTCGATGAACCAGATCTCGTCGAGGAAGTGCTCGTTCGGGTCGTCTGTAGGGTTCCCCTCGGGGAAGTTCGCCGCATCGAGATACTTGGCCAGCGTCTGCCGGCGAATCACCCGCGCGCCCACCAGGTCGTCGAATAGCAGGCACAGGGCCGTAATCCGGCCGTCGATGTTGCTGACCTTCAGTCGGGGATTCGGCGGCTGATCGCTGGTCCGGGAAAAGCCGGTCGCATCGATCGGCCAGGGCCCGTACTCCTGGCCCTGCCACCAGATCACGCCAGACTGCAGGTGCGCGTGGAAGAACAGCTGGTCGGCGCCGAAGCTGCTGGCGTCAAGCTCGAACAGGGTGATGCGGCCACCGGGTTCAAGCTGCTGGGCATCGGCGGTGATCATGCCGGCCAGCCATAATCTTCAAGCTTCGGCATTAAGTCCAACACCTGCTCTGGCGTGCTCACACCTTCGGGAACGTTGGCCAAGATGGCATAGCCAGCCGAGTAGACAGCACTGCGCCAGTCCCGAGCCGCCCGCGCCTCAGCGTCGAACTTCGGATTGGGATCTCCGACGTAGGAAATGCAAGACACGATTCCATCGTATCCCCTCGTATGTACTGCGGAATCCAGCATTGCGGAGATTATCTTCTTGGTGGTGGCTATCAGCATCTCCCGGCTTTCAGGAATTGCTTCTAGGATCACCTCACCCGGCTCCAGCGGCATGCCCTCGCAGATGGCTCGGGCTGCCCCATTCTCCTTTACTGCGTACATGATCACCTCTCGTAGGTGTAGCCGAACACGCGCTGGAACGATGAACTGCTCGGCACGGACTCGTATGCGTAGGTGTACTGGCCAGCGGAATCCAGAGGGATCGGGGTCGCTGTGTTGGCCTTCGGTCCCGCTAGGGCGATGTATCCAGTACCGGCCACCGGGCCTGCGCTATTGGATACATGCACGAAGCTCGAACTGGCATCGTTGTAGATGTTGGCGTGGACTATCGAGGCTGTGACCGGCGCTACGGCGGCGGGGCTAACCGCCGTTGCCGTTGTAGCCGCTCCACCAGCTACCAGGAGAAACGGTGCTACCGCCGTGTTGTCCAGATAGGTTACGGAGCCGCTCGCCAGGACATGCAAGAAGTTGTAGATCGCGTTCGCCCCGCCAGAGCGAACACTGCCAAAGTATCGCCGCGTCGTGTCGCCCGATTTCGTCCGTGCGGTTCCGCTGTAAGGTGCGGCTGGCGCAGTCGTGACCCATTCCACGTCAGCAACACCGCCACTGGTTTCGAACAAATACCCATGAAGCCACGTTCCAGAAGCAACTGCGATCCCTGACTTCGTGATGGGAGTAGGGACCACCACGATCCTGTTCAGCCCTGGTACGTAGGCAGCCCCACCGCTGACGGTCAGCGAGTTGGCTGTCGGTCGGCTCATTTTCAGACCGGTGATGGTCTCGACCGGGGACGCCCTATCAAAGAGTTGTGCGAAGTTGCTGTTCGCCTTCTCAAACGCCGCCTTCGCTGGATCGCCTTTATAGGTGCCATGGTCAGTGGTGGTGTCGATGATCTCGCGGGCCATGGGTGCTCCTTACGGCTGAAACGTTTGTTCAAACGTGGCATTGAGCGTGTAGACGCCATTGCCATGCGGGGTGATGGTGTAGGTCTTGCAGAGGTACAGGCCCTGCACACCGAGCGGCGGCGTCCAGAGGAAGGACACCGCGCCCTTCCGCGCGCGCAGGAAGGCAAGCGCCGGCCCGACTTTCGACTCGCGTCCGACGATGGAAATCGGCCAGGACTGCGTTTCGTTGTTCAGTCCATCGGCAGCCGTCTGGCGGTAGCCGTCGCCGAACCTGGCCTCACGGGTGAGGAAGTCGCCGGTGCCTGTGATCTCGGTGCGCACGCACCAGGTGAAGACCTCAGCCATTGCTCACCCTCATCTGATGGAAGAGGCCGCCGGGCCGCGACTGTTGGGTGGCCCACTCGTTCATCTTGGAAGTAAAGAACTGATTGAGCCGGCGAGCGTCCTCGCTGCCATCACCCTGCTGGGTGCTGCTGGTGCCATCGGACGAGATGTTCATCGTGGTGTTGAAGTTGTTGGTGATCCCGCCACCGCCTCCAATGGCGGATGCGGGCATACCTGCGGTGATTGGACGAACCGAACCAGCGTCGCCGGGGATCAGGTACGTCTTCCCGCCCTGGTCGAACAGCTCGGGCCGACCGCCCTCGCCCACGCGGTACATGCTGCCGGCGGCAACAGGCCCGCCGCCGGCGCGGCCACCGGCCATGCCGCCAATCGCGCTGCCGACCGCGTTGATCCAGCTCGACCCAGTCCCGCTGTAGCTGCTGGCCCAGCTGCCGATCATCTGGAAGATCTGCGAAGCTGCCGCCTGGGCGGCCATCTTCTGCAGCGTCTTCGCAAAGCTCTGAACCATCCCGCCCAAGCCTTCGGAGAATGGATCGAACAGGAAGTCGGCGAAGGCATCCTGCATGTTTCGCGCAGCTTGGTCGGCAAAGGTGCTCATCTGGCTATTCGCTTCCTGGGTTTTGCTAGCCAGGTCTTGCAGTCCGTCTCCGTAGAGCGCGGAAAAATCATCCTGCGCGTCCTTCACCGCCGCCAAATTGCGGAGCATCTCGGCCTGTGCCTCGCTCAGCGCTCCGAAGGCGTTGGTTTGGATGTCGTAGTTCAGCTTCGCCGATTCGCTGAGGTCGCCATGCAGGGCAATCTCGCGTTCCAGCTTTGCGATCTGTTCATCTGCACGGCTGCTGCCGGCGCCGTACAGCGCCTCGTAGTCCTCCTGGATCTGCTCCAGCAGCGACTTCTCCTTGGTCAATGCACCCGCACGACGATCGGATGCACCAGTGGCACCGCCCCCCGAGGCTGCGCCACTCCCCAGAATGCGTGCTGTGCTGTCGACCGAACCAGTCACCCCCTTGAAGTTTTCGCTAGCGGCCTCTGACTTGTACCGCTTTGTCAGCTCCCGCTGGATCTCGAGCCGTTTGGCCTCAAGGTCATTGATGCGCTTCAGGCGGGCTTCCTCCTGCCCGTCGGTCAGAGGAAGGCCGAACAAGCCCGAGGTGTTCTTCTTGGCGTAGTTGATCTGGTCGGTCAGCCGTGCCATCTGGGTGTTCAGGGCATCTTCGCCTGCGTCGCCGACCATTCCGCCCGCGTCCAGCTTTCGGAGCTGGTTGGCCTTGTCGATGAAGTTGACGATCAGCACGGCGCCGTTGGCCATCTGGGCGGCCAGGTCGCCCACCCACTTCGTGATCGAGACAAACGCGCTCTTCGTCTGGTCCGAGCCCAGGAACGCGGTCAGCTCCTTGAACTGCGGCAAGAGCTCGGCCGCGACCTCATTCTTCAGGCCCTGAAACGCCAGCTGGATCAGGTTGGACTGTTCCTTCACCTCCTTCATGGCCTTCAGGGTGTCGGCGTCAAGCACGGCGCCCAAGCGCTGTGCCTCATCGCCCCACTTCCGGAAGCCCTCGCCGTTCCTGGCCAGCAGCGGGGCTAGCATCGACGAGTCACTGGCGATCGCCTCCATGTAGAAGACCATCTCGGCCTGGCTAGCGCCGGCCTGCTCCAGAGCGCTGTAGTACCGCTGCAGCACCTCCGGCCCGCTCAGGTGTTGCAGCTCCTTCGCGGTCAACCCGATGCGCGGTGCGATCTGGTCGAAGAAGTCCTTCATCGCGCCGCCGCCGGTCTGCAGGAAATCACCCAGCTTGTCCTGAGTGTCCTTGAAGATGTCGGCGAGCTTGTCCTGCTGGATGCCAACGGTCGCCGCGCCGGCGGCCATTCTCTGGAACACCTGCTCGTTGGTGCCGGACAGACGGGAGAACTTCTCCAGTTCCGCCGATGCATCGACCAGCTGCCGGGTCCAGCCCAGAACGGCCGTGCCGGCCGTGGCCAAACCACCAGCGATGGTTCCGCCGATTAGCCCAAAGGCACGTCCGATGTCGGCAGCTGTGTCCCCGGCATCCTTGCCCAGCTTCTTCATCTGCTTGGACGCGCGGTTGGTGTCGGTCTCGAACGACCCCGTGCGCATCAGTAGGTCGACAACGATTGAGCCGGCAGTGGCCATGGTGGGGTCCAGTCAGGTTAGAAGCCGAGGGCCTTGGATACATCGCGATCGGCGTCGCTCAGCACCGGGTCGTCCGGGCTCGGAGCGAGGAATCCGATGATGCTTTCGTACTTGCCGCCGAAAGCGGTTCCGATCACTGCAGCCGGCCGGTGGAACCGGTGCAGATCGTCGAAGGGATACAGCTCGTAGAAGGCGCGCCAACCATTCAGCTCAGCGCCTGGCATTGCGTCGATCTCGCTGAGAGTCTTCCCGAGGCTCAGGGCGAGCTGGTATCGGAACCACTCTCCGCTTCCTCGGCGGGCGAGCTCTCCTTTCCCTGGTAACTGTGCACCTCGCTGATGGCCTTGGTCAGGGCAATCTGAACGGCGAACTTCAGTTTCTTGGCCTGCGCCAGCGCCAGAGCTGGCTTGCCATCGGGGGTGCAGATCGCCTTGGCAATGAGGCGAGCCATTGATTCAGCCTGCTTGTCCGGGTCTTCACTGGCCTGTCCCGCGAAGAATCCGCGCAGCACGCCGGCCTCCTGCTCGCGGATGTAGAACGTGTGCTTGCTACCATCGGCAAGCTTGACCTCCCGCTCATGCACATCGTCGGAGATGAAAAGGGAGGGGTCCAGCAGCGGCACTGCAGTGTTGTTGATCTCGGTCATGGGGTGCCTCCGTAGAGATGGCACGCCACGGCGCCTCCGGGGCGCCGGGCGCTTGGATAGGATCAGGCCTGCGGCTTGCCGTAGCGGGTGACGCCGCCGCTGCGCTGGACGGTAACCGTGCCGCGCACGATCTCGTTGGTGGCGATGTCGATGTTCACATCAGCGATGTAGCCGGTGAACAGAAACCCCGAGCGAGCGGTGGCCAGCGGCGGAACCAACTCGTCTTCGGTGTCGAGAGTGGGCGCAGCAGTGCCGTCGCTCAGGCCGATGTACCAGCTGACGTTCTCGCCGCTGTCCTTCAGTTTGAACAGCGCATCATGGGATGCGTCGCTGGGGATGTAGTTGAACGGGATGGACACCTGGCCCGGATTCCCCAGGCCGCGCTGGTACTCCTTGTCCACGGTCGCATCGAGGCAGGTGGATTCGATCTGGTCGGCGGCGCCGCCCAGGCCTGAAGCCCCGGTCGGGCATGCGAACTTGACGATCGCCGGCCCGCCGGCCGCGTTCGGGTCAACGAAGAACAGATGGGTCCCCTGGGTCTTGACGACGCCCTCGGTCATGGCAGTTTCCTCTGAAGGGCCGCGCGAGGGCGGCATTACGGATGACCAGCAATCAGCGCTGGTCGATGAAGTCGGCTTCGACACCGACGCGGTACAGCTTGGTATCTGGGTCGCGATTGTTGACGACGACGCGGTTGACGATCAGCACGCCATCCAGCGCGGCGCGAACAGACTTTGCCAGCTGCTCTACGCCTGCGTCGGTCGCGTGGTAGCAGTCGATCTGCACAGTGGTGAAATCGCCGCCTGGGGCCGCGCTCAGGTTGTCAAAGGCCGAACCGGTAACGATCTGCCAGACGATGTAGGGGCGGGTCTCGGTCTGCGCCACCTCACCGTGCCGCCCGATGCGGTCGTCGACGATCGCCGACACCGCCGCGGTGCGAATAGTTCGATACACCCTCGGGAACATCAGCGGCGCCCTCCGTTCTGCGCGGCCAGGCGCTTGGTGATCTGGTCGAGCCTCTTCAGCAGGTCTTCGCTGACCACATCAACAATCTGGCTCCCTCGACGCTGTACGGCGGGGCGCAGCCAAGGCCGGGCGGGCTGCGTTGCGGATCCGTACTCCATCAACTGCGCCGCCCGCAGCGTTGTTGTCTTGGCGCCCTTGGCGTTGATGTAGCTGCGCCGTTTGACCCGCACCAGCTGACGCTCACCCTTTGTTCCAGCAGGGGCCTTACCACGGCTGGCGACGATGCTCTCGACCGTGGTCTCTGTGCTGTCGGCTCCGCCCTGTGCCACAGAGCGCCGGAAATTGTCCTTGGCTTGATCCCGGAGCAGCCGTGCACCCTTTGCCAGGGCCAGCTTCACGGGGCCGCCCCGCTTGCTCACAACCTCCGCTGGCAACGCCTCCAGCGTAGACAGAACACCATCGATCCCGTGAATCTGAAGTTCGAACTTCATACCGGCTAGCGCCCGTCGTTGACGCCGGCCGAAACCGGGATCGTGATGTACTCCAGGCCAGACACCCTGTCGGGCAGCAAGCCTGCAATGTTGAAGATCTCGCCGCGGTGGATCAGGCGCATCGACGGCAACAGTCCATCGCGGTGACGCATGGTGATGCGCGCCGTTACCGCCGATTGGGTCTGACCGGACTGGATGAACTCGCGGGCGGACAGCGGCTCGACCGATGCCCATACGGTGGCCACGTCGACCCACGCCGTCTGCTCGACACCATCGTCGTCCCTGGTAGTCACCTGCTGCTGGATCAGCACGCGGTGGCGGAGCTTTCCTGCCGGCAGGCTCATGTCAGACCCCGAGGCCGATGCGATACGGCCATAGCAGGCTGTGCGCGCCCATCGGGACTTGGATGGTCGCCCCGTCGCTGCCTTGCACATCTTCACGCGTGCGGTACAGGTGCCCCAGCATCAAGAGGATGGCCGCCCTGATTGAGTCGTTGGCCAGCATAGGATCGACGCCGGCCGTACCATCCAGGACTGCAGCGGCCATGGATTCATTGTCTTTGAACACACGGCGATTGAGAAACTGCTGAGCAGCCCCCTCGGCAGCGCCACCGTACAACTCCAGCATCGCGTCGTCGGCGCTATCGGCCCGGCAGTGCTGCCGGGCCTGGTCGATGGTAATCAGCTGCATGGCTCAAGCCTGCGCCGGCGTCGCCGCCTTGATGGCGGCTTCGATTGCTTCGATCACGGTGGCGCGGGACTTTTCGCCCTTGCCGGTCTCTGCCTTCAGCGCAGCGTCCAGCATTTCGAGATCGGTCACCGCCGCAATTGCCGCGATCGCGTCGGCAGCCTTCTGGCGGACGAGCTGAGCGCCATCATCGGTCCCGCCAGTAGGCACGACCGGGCCAGCGCCGGCAGCGGCGGCCTGGCCTGCCAGCTTCACGAGGCCGCGCTTGACCAGCAAGTCCGCGTGTTGGTTGGATACATCGAACTCCGCGCCGCGGCTACGGCTTCCGTGGTGTTCGAACGAGGTGAGTGCAATGACCTTGGCCATCATCTGGTTCCTTCGTCATGGGCGGCGCCCGGCATTGCCGGGCGCCACGTGGCATCAGCCGCCGGCGCCAGCGCCGTCGGTGACCGGCAGACCGTCGAAGCCACCCTTCACGAAGGCCTCGGGGCGGAAGACGGTCAGGCCTACGTCCTCTTCGCAGAGGATGGTGACCATGTTCTTGACGAAGTTGTCGCGGTCCTGGTTGGAAACCGTGATGTTCGCCTGCTCGCGGTCCCAGCCCTGAGCACCCATCTTGAAGGCACCGGTCAGGAAGTCGCCCAGATCCATGGCCTTGGTTGCCACGACCGGGCGCGCCCACAGACCGGGGACAGCCAGGCCACGCGGCGTGGCGAACAGGTAGGCGTTCTCGGTGGTCTTCGACAGCTCGATGGTGGTCCAGTCGATCGGGTTCAGCACGATGCCATCGGCTTCGTACTCGGCCAGGGTTACCTGCAGCATGGCAATGCGCAGACGATCGATGGCCGTCTCGTTCTGCACGGTCACACCCGGGTTCGCATAGGCCGTGGCCTGGGTGTAGAGGCCATTGATGTTCAGGCCGACGCCCGAACCCTTCAGCAGCTGCGCTTCTTCCTTCAGCTTCAGGCCGTACATCAGGCGGCCATTGATGTAGGCCTGCAGCTGGCCCGCATCACGCAGCACCTGCTTGGACGCGCGGATCCAGTGGGCGATGGTGGTGATCTTGGCCGAGTCCAGCTCGAACGCCAGATCCGACTCCGGCTTCGGATTGGTCGGATTCTCGGCCACCACGTCGGCGTTGTTGGTGAATCCGGTCTCGCGCACGTATTCGATGCTGTCCGAGGTGGTGGTGCCCCAGGTCAGCAGGTCGCGCAGGAACAGGCGCTGGTTCGGGGTCGCCACGATGCCCGGAACGCGCTGGGGCTGGATCAGAGTGCCGGCTGAGGCGTCGTCGCGGGTGATCGCCGCCTTGACGGTGAAACTGCCCTGCATGCCCGGGTTGAAATTCTTGCAGGCATCGGACGCGGCAACCACTTCGCCGATGGTCAGCGCCTTGGCCGGCACGTCGCCGCCCTGCTCCAGCTTGGCGATGACCTGCTGGGCAGCCTGCAGGTTGGCCTGCAGCTCGCCCTGGGTGACCAGCAGCTGGTCGACCTTGGCCTTGGTTTCTTCGGACAGCTGCGCATGCGCGTTGATATCGGCCTTGGCCTGCTCAGCGTGCTTCTTCAGCTGCTCGTTCACCTTCTCCAGGCTGGAGTTGATGTTCTTGATGTCGTCGTCGATCTGGGCCATTGAGGCTCTCCTTACAGGATGGTGGTGAGGTTGGCGGCCAGCGCCGCAGTGGTCGTGAAGCCGGCAGCATCACGCTGGCCGTGTTCGGTGGGCTCGCCCTCACCGCTGCCAGCGGGATCACCCGCGCTGGACTTGAATTGACTGATCAGCCGCATGGCCTCGGACTTCGGCATGCCAGAGGCCCGCAGAGCGGCCTCCATACGGCGCACCGCAGAGGCGTTCTTGCTGTCATCGGCCTTGCCGATCTCGTCGGAATCGAGCAGCGAATCTGCGAATCCCTGGGAAACGGCAGCGCTGCCGCCGATGTAGGACTCGCGATCCATGAGCTTCTGCATAGCCTTGAGGTCTTCCCCCGTCCTGGCCGCGTACACGTCGGCCATTGCCTGGTCGAATGGCTCCAGCTGGTCAGCAATCTCGCGCAGCTCATGGCGGTTGCCTGCGGCCAAGAGCCAGCAGTTGTGGATCATCAGGAAGCCCGCACGTGCAATCTGCACGTGGTCGCCGGCCATGGCGATGATGGAGGCGGCAGAGGCCGCGATACCCATCACCTTCACCGTGACCTCGCCCGGGTGCTCGCGAAGCATCGAGTACATGGCCAGGCCTTCGAACATGTCACCGCCCGGAGAGTTGATGGCGACGGTGACGGGCCCCTTGCCCAGCGAACGGAGTGCCGCAGACATGCGCTTGGCAGTGAAGCCGCCCCCGGTCCACCAGTCCTCGCCGATCACGTCGTAGATGCCGATGGTCCGGTCTTCCTGATCCTCAGCCGCAGCGCGGATGCTTGAATCCCAGCGATCAAACGCCGACGGTGCGATGTAGCTGCGCACATCCATCTGCGGCCGTCCGCTCGGAACGTCCGGGGTTGCACGGATGGTCATCGATTACTCCTTGCTGGTGGCGTCGGGAACGCCGAGAAATGCGCGCATCGATGCGCGGGCAGCATTGCCGTCTTCGGCCAAGCCAAGTTTGTCCAGCGGTGCGAGAGCGGTCTGCACCGTCAGCACCGCGGCGTTTCCACCCATAGGTTCGCGATCCTCCAGCTCGCGCACTTCGTCGCGGGTCAGGATGCCGTTGTTCACCATGGCCGCGTAGAAGGAAGCGCGCCCAGCGCTGTCCGCGCGCAGAAGCCCTTCGACTGCGAACTTGGGGTAGAACCGGGTGCGCTCTGAGGGCGTCAGAAGGTCCTTGCTGATCGCCTGTTCAATCCGGCGGAGCCAAGGGCCAAGCGTGAATGTCAGAAAACCGATCATCTGCTGCTCAATTCCGGTGCCCCAACTGGTCGACTTCTCGGCGTGGCCAACCATGAACGGAGGGACACGGAACCAGCGACAGATCTCTTCCACCGAAAACGCGCGTGATTCGAGCAGCTGGGCGTCGGCCGGGTTGATACCAATCGTCTTGATATCAGACCCCGCTTCCAGAATGACTGGTCTCCCGGCATTCACGGCCCCACTGAGTGTTTCCAGCGTTTCCCTCGCCTCTTTTCGCTGTTCGGGCTTAAGCGTGCTCGGGTAGGAAATAGCCGTGGTCGGCATCAGCCCCTTGGAGAACGTTGAGCTTGCCGCCATGTCAGCGCCGATGGCGGCACCGAATACCTCTGCACCGTAACCAATGACAGAGACGCCCTCCACACCGTCCAAGGAGAACCCGGGTATCCCCCAAATGCGACCGTTCGGGATCTCCCGCTGGAGGCCGTTCTCGTCGGTATACCTCCACACCTTGACACCGTCGCGCCGAAACCAGGTCAGCCGATCAGGATGTAGGAACTGCAGGCCCACCAACCGCCCGCCCATCATCAGCTTTTCGCAGCGCGCGTTACCGCGCAGCAACATGGCCGCCACGCTCGCCTCCCAATGTACAGCTGCGGTCGTGTCTGCATTTGGCTGATCGTGAAGGATGAACTGCAGCGGGTGCTGGCTCGCCACTCTCTTACCGCTACTCGTCTTCTCGTACATCGAGAGCGGGAGCGTCGAAATAGTCTCCGAGATCAACCGAACACATGACCAGACGGCCGAAAGCTTCAGCACGGTTTGATGATTCACCGGCACACCGGCCGCCGAGCTCGATCCAAAGAACTCCGCCCAGAAGTCGCTGTCAGTAAGATGGATCGGGACGCCGAGCCACTTAAGCGCTGCAGCGCGCAGGCGCCCTGGCTTCTTCATCATTTTCATCCGATCACCGGGCTATTGAGGAAATCATCGATCGGCTGCTCGGTGCTGGTGGTCAGACTTACACCGAGGGCCATCAGCAACGCGGTCATGTCGTCGATCTTGTCCGCGGACCGGCGCTTGTCCGGCGCCATGTTCAGATTCACGTCTTTGCGAGCGACCAGGTTGGCCGCGCACCAGGCCAGTACAGGGTCGCCGTCGTGCACCAACCGCTTGCCGATGTAGGCGCGCTCCAGCTCTACCATCGCGGGGTGGTACGACTTCGTGCCCTGGATGAACTCCACCAGTGGAACTTCCGCCGCAACAAGGCGGCTAACCATCTCGGTAGCGTTCCATCGGTCGAACGCAAGCGACTGCAGGTTGAAGCGCTCGTGCACGCCCAGAACCGCCTGCTCAATCACCGCGTAGTCGGTGACCTCGCCCTCGGTCTGCTCCAGCAGCCCGGCCGCGACCCAGCCCGCATACGGGACAGTGCCGCGCTCGGTTCGCTGTGCCACCGCGGACTCGGGCACCCAGCGCCGTCCCCAAGTGAGGATCTTGTCGTCCAAGCGCCAGACCAGACGCAGCGCTGCAAGGTCGCGCGTGCTGGCCAGGTCAAGCCCACCCCAGCAGGGAACGTCCTTCAGCGCGTCCAGATCGACCACGCCATGGCAGGCATTCCACTTTGGCAGCAGGATGAAGCCGTTTGCCGCTGCAGCAGGCCGGTTCAGCCGCTTGATCTGGAACTCAGCGAGCTTCGAAGGCATCGCCTTCGCTTCGATCGATTCCTTCCTGATCGCCGCCAGCAGGTGGGGGTTCACGTCCATCAACGGGTTGGCCTTATGCCAGGCCTTCTCGTCGAAGTCCCCGTCGTCCTTGTCCACCGCGAAAAAGATCGCCAAGAAGTGGTCGGCGGCATCGCCGAACACTCCTTCCAGCAGCTGCGTGGCGAACTGCCGAATCTCCGACCAGGGACCGGGGTTCGCGTACCCCTCTGTGGTCGTAAACAACCACAGAGGATTCCGGCGCGCACCGGCCGCCGACTGCAACACGTTCAGCAGATCGGGGGTCTTGTGCGCATGGATCTCGTCGAGACCAACGTGGGACGGGTTCAGACCGTCCTGAGTCGATGCCTTGGCGTTGATCGGCTTGAACGTCGCGCCGGTCTCGACCCGGCTGATCGCGTTGGCCCAGCACTCCAGCCCGTAGGCCTCCCGCAGATCGGCCTTCTTCTCGGCCATCCGCTTGGCCACGTTGAAGATGATGCGCGCCTGGCTGCCAGTGGTAGCCGCGGAAATGACCTGCGCACCCTCTTCCTCTTCACAGCATTCGCAGTAAAGCAAGATGGCGGCCGACAGCGTCGACTTCGCGTTCTTGCGCGCGACCGCGAACAGTGCGGACGTGAAGCGGCGGGTTCCATCGGGCTTGCGGAACCCGAACAGCTGAACCACGAACCAGACGTGCGATGGGTGAAGCCGGATCTCCGGCGTCTCCCACTTGCCTTCCACGTGCGGGAGCAATTCGATCCAGCTGCAGGCGTGATTGGCGTGATCGCGCGAGAAGGAGAACGGCGCTCCCTTCTTCTTTGCGCGCTTCAGATCGTCCAGGAACCGTTTCGCCGCCAGCTTGATCAGCCGGCCGAACCTGCCTCCCCTATCCGCCGCAGCCGCCTTCGCATACCCGATCGCGACATCGACGTAGTCATTTTCCAGCGGCGCGGGGCTTTCCGAGCGCGGCGAACGCGTTGCCCGGCTTTTCCGTGTCGCCATTCGGTTTCACCTTTCCCTGCGCCACTGGCGTCAGGCCGAAGTCGTTCATCAGTCCACGCAGCTGGGCAACCATCGATGCAACCGGTGCCTCGCCTGCGGCGTACAGCTGGACGGTCTTTCCATGAAGAGCGCAGAGCTGGCCGAGCGCTGACAGGCCGGCCTCGGTCAGGAGCTTGTTTGCGTGGAGGATCGGGGCTAAGCGCTCCCATTCCTTACGTGCGTGTGCGTTGGGCATCCAGTCCGGTGCCGGTGGCACATCGGACACCAGAGGTAGCTCGGCGGCGGCAGGCGCTTCGCGGTCAGGCCGGTCGGTGCCGGCCACCACCTTCAGCGCTGTCGGCTTGCGGGGGCGGGACATAGACGGGCCTCAAAAACTGAATTTTCTGAATTGACGGTGCGAAAAAACGACTGAGCGGCCGGTGTCCGAGGGGAACGCTTCGAACTTTTTCCCCTCCCCCCAGGGCGTTTGATGAGAATCGAACGCATTCATCGCTTCGACAGGTACGGATGAGAACGATTCGCGCCTCGTGCTGCCTCTGCCTTCGTCTTTGTGCCGTGGCACTCACGGCAGATCGCCTGCAGGTTGTCCAAGGCGTCCGTGCCGCCTTCCGCCTGCGGCACAACATGGTCAACCTCTTCCGCCTGGCGGATGCGACCAGCAGCGCGGCACGGCTGGCAGAGGTACAGGTCACGAGCCATCACCGCGTCGCGCTTGCGGCGCCAGGGTCGGCCGCCTCGCCCTTTTCCGTAGTTCTCAGGGGCCGACTGAGCAACGTGCACCGGCGCCAACTGAGGCATCGGTCGGTGGCGATTCGGGAACCCTGGCATCAGCCGAGGCTCCGCGACTGGTCGCGCTCGCCGGGCACCAGCTCACCGTCGAGGCTACGGGCTGGCTCTTCGTGGTCTTCCTCGCCTTCAGCTGCCAGCGCGGCCAACCATGCATCAACCTTCTCTTCAAGCCGGGCGGTAGCCTGGCGCTGCTCTTCCTGCTGCAGCTCGATCCGGCGCAGCCGGTCGTGCAGGCTCATCGCGTCACCTCGGCCCGGTCTGCTGCGATGACGGCTTGGCTGGCACGGACGTGGTCGTCTGCGTCTCGGCCGACTTGAACAACAGCTCCCGCAACCTCTGCTCGTAGTTCGGCGTGCGCATCACGTTCGATGGTGCCGGCGACGGCCTGGGACAGGCGAGCGGTGTTGCAGGTGGCGAGGTCGTCGCGCAGCTGGAGGCTGCCATCGCGCACGCCAGCAACAACAGCAGCAGGGACGGCCGTGGCCGCGGTGCGGTCTTCTTCATGCTTGGCTCCGATGGTGGCCAACGACTTGGCCTTGCTGTGCTCTACGGCACGGGTCTGGGTGATCTGCTCAACCTGGGCGGCGCTGGCGCCCGCCAGCTGCCGGGCGTCCACGGTCTCAGCCCGGTCACCGCGCCAGGCCCAGCCTGCGCCGAACATGCCAGCAGACCAGGCGACGAACACCAGAAGGTAGATGGCAATTCGGTTCATCTCAGGCTCCCGGGCCCTTGCGGGTCATGCCGAAGAAGTAGCCGATGACCATGCCGGTCGCGTTGTTCAAGCCGCCGATCAGCATGCCGAACGAGTCCTTGTTCTCCGGCGGAATGGCCACTGCGATCAGGGCGGCCATGGCCATCCCAAGAAGGAACAGCACCAGCACGGCAATGCCGACGCGAGCGGCGCCTATGTTGCGGGTCGCGAAGGTCATGCGGCACCTGCCAGTGAATGAATTTCCTCCAGCGCCCAGTGGTAGAGCTGCTGGTCGATGATGGTCACGCGCGTGAGGCGCTTGCCGCGTACCTCCTTGATGGCCACCTGGGTGGACTGCTGAACAGCCAGCAACACGAATGCGATTCGCTGCTTGGTCGGATCAGGCTCCTGCAACACTGCAAGCGCGTCGCTGACCATCTCGCGGATGGCCAGCAGCAGCTCGGCCGTGGGGCTCTTGGCCTTCTGACTCTCCAACACCACCAGCACGCCCTGCAGCTGACTTACCGGCGACAGCCGGGCGGCCTTCTTCTTCGCCGTCATGCGGCCAGTGCCTTCAGCGCGCGGGCGTACCGCGCCCTTCGATCAGCAGCGCCGGTCTGCCCACCATTGACTCGCTCGGTGATCTCATCGAAACGGTTGGCATCCGCCAGCTTGTTCAGGGATCGGGCATCCCAGAATGCTCCGGCGGCCAGGGCGCCCCATTTCGGCTGCTCCAGTTCCTCGGGTTTGGCCTCGAAGTCAGGGACGCCCTTAATGCCCTTCGCGCGCAGAGCGTCGCGAATGGCCGCGTAATTGGCCCGGCCGGTGTTCTGGATGGGACCACGGCCGCGATAGCGATAGCCATCGCCACTCGACTCCGAGCCGTTGCCCAGCCGGTTGGCGTATGCGTTGTTTCCGATCGCGACCGGCTTCCGCTCCAGCGTGCGCGCCAGGTCGTTCGGCTTCCTCGGCTTGCCCTTGGGGTCAACGGCGTAGCGGCTGGGCCAGGTGTCGGCCATGCCCTGCGCACCGTAGTTCAGGTTCTCGACGACCCGGGTCAGGCTCGCCGACTCGTGACCTACCTGCGCCAGGAACGCCGCCACCCGCTTCGGGGTGCTGATGCCGAACGCAGTGCAGGCGTCGCTGAGGGGCTGGGCCCACTGGGCGGCGACGGCGGCACTGCAGCCGACCGCCTGCTGGATTGTCGAGGCGGTCAGGATCATGGCGGGTCCGGAAGTAAAAAAACCCCGGCTGGATGGCCGGGGTTGGGTCGTGCGCGATGATAGAAAAATAGCGCTGAAAGTGCGGACCTGTCACCTCCGCACTACCAATCCTCCGCGCCAGTCACGGCTATGAACACGGTCCTACGTCTGTCGAACTTCGCGTTGCAAGCTGGACAAGCGGAATTCATTTCGCCGTGAATTGCCTTCCGCAAGCTCATCAATCGGCTGTCCTTCTCAAAACACCTCATGCAATAAGGGTCGCCGATTGCTTGTCCTTTGGGACCCTTCCTGTAATAGGCATCCCCGCGTCGAACGACCTCACCCTTTGTCGTGAGAGCATCTTGTAGCCTGCGCACCTCATCCTGCAGGCCTTGAGTCACCCCAGCAACGTCGGTCAATGCCATCTTCGCGTCTGCGAGGGCAGTCATTGCCTCCGCCAGCTTAAGCTTCCATTCTGCCTCGTTCAGAGCTTTGTCTGCGCCCTGCACGGCACGCAACGCTGAAATTCCGACAGTCAGCGCTTGGACCGCCGCCTGGACCTCGCCGATCATTATGTTCCCTCCCTCTGATCGGCGCAGCTTACCACCAGCTCATGCGGCCGAACTGAGCGCACTACGCATGTGCCAAGCTGCCTCTTGCTCCGCCTCGACCATCTTGCTCAGCAACCACTCGTACACCGGCTTCCAGGTGCGGCGATAGGCGGCCTCGTCGCGTCCGATCGCGGCAGCCCGCCTGCGATCGCTGACCGGCCCTAGCCCTGATCCGCCGCACACCGTGCACGGCACCAGCAGCTCCCCAACCATCGCCTGGCCCCTGCCCTCACAGGCCGAGCAATGCGGGCGCTTAGCGATCTCACCGATCACCGCCGCCGCCAGCGTCGGCAGCGACTCCAGGGTGCTGATAGGCCAGCACTGAGCCTTCACCCGGCCCAGCCGCTGCTGGGCTGCGTCACGGTTCGCCCGCTGCTCCGCCGTCGCCGAGCCGCCCCAACCGATGCACACTTCGGCCAGGCCGAGATCCGTCCGGGCCTCAGCCAGCCGGCGCTGCTGGCGCTGTAGCTCAGGTGTCACCAGCGCGATCACGGCGTCGCGCAACTTGTGCCGGCGCAGCGCGGCGCCATCCGGCCACCAGCACGCCTCCAGCAGCTCCCGGCCAAGCCCTGCCGGCACCATGCCCAGCGCCGCGGCAATGTCCTGGTTCGTCAGGTCGGGCTTCCCGCCGCCCCGGCCGATGTCGAACTTCACCGTGCTCGGCCCCAGCCGCGCCATCGTCTCTCGTGGATTCATGCCCTTTCCCCTGTCGTTGAGTGGCCGGCCGCCGGCGGCGCGCCCGTGATCCGCACCACCACCTGGCCGCCCTTGCGGCGTTCGTCGTGCACATATGGATGGATGACGAACCGCCGGTCGTCTATGCCCAGAACCTGGGCGATACCGTCGCGATACGGCTTGAACCTGCGAATCATGTTGTCGTCGTCTGGAAGAGCCTTCCCTGGCGCCTGGTAAAAGTCGAGCCAGAGATGCAGGCGGCCTGGCGGTAGCTTCGTGCCCTTCCACCCCGCCTCGTACGCACGAACAGCGGCCAGCTGCCGTCCCAACGCCGTGGCCTCGGCCTTCCTCCGCCAGTGCACTCTGGCGTTTGGCGACAGGTCCTTGCTCGGCCAAGGCAGCACCAGCTCCAGCGCGCGGTCAGCCTGCATGGGCCTGCACCGCTTCGACGAATGCCCGGCGCCACCGGTACGCCGTTGCCCTGCTGATCCCAAAATCTGAGCGCAGCGTCTCAACCGATGGGACGCTATGCCCGTATCTGACCACCATCCGAAACGCCAGCGTCAACGACGCGTTCTGCGTGTTCGGGTTTGGCCAGCCCGCCTGCTCGCACACGTGGTCCGAAGATCTCGCCATCACGGCACCTTCCTTCTCGCGGGAATGGACTCGACCAGCGCCCAGGCCTGTTCGCTGACGCGCATCGCCAATCGCTTGGACTGACCTCGACCGGCGATGAACTCGACCGATGTGATTGCCTCGCTCAGGAGGTGGCGAAGCTGGTTCTCCTGCACCAGCACGTAGCCCTCGGGCGGCGTGAGCGCAGCGATGATGGCGCGGATCGCAATTCTCGTGTTCAACAGCTCCAGTTGGCCTGCCTTGAGGCTCCCGACCACGTCGCGTGCCAAGCTGTCGTCTTGGTACTCATCTGCCAGAGCCCTAGCAAGAGTCTCCACAGCGCGAGCTCGCTTCTCGATGGCGTCCATCACTTCGCCTCCCTCGGCAGAATGAAATTCCCGGCCGCGTCGTAGTGGTCCTCGCTGTGGAAGTCTCCGTCGTCGCAGGACGGGCAGATGATCTCCACCGTGTGCGTCTCGGGGTAATCGGTGTCCCGCCGCAGGTCCTCCGCCTCCTTGCGGCACTTCGGGCAGCGCAACCGGATCCGATCGAGCGCATCCATCAGGCCACCTCCGGGCCGGCCGGCTCGGCCGCAAAGTGCGTGATCGCCCGGTTGTCACCGCGCCAGCTGCCAAACAGCGGCCGCTTGCTCACCGAATCCCACAGCATCAGCCGCGTACCGTCCTGCGGCGCCTCGGCAATCGGGCGCCATGACAGCGGCACCGACAACGCTCCCTCAATGGCGTTGAGTGCACTGGCGGTGGTCACAACCACCTGCCTCCCCTGCTGGAAGTTCAAGCGCCCGGCGGCGCTCAGCTCCAGAGCCAGCAGCTCGCGTGCCCTGAGTGCATAGCCGCTCATGCTCGCTGCTCCCAGCTGGCCGTCAGGCGCTGCACCTGCCCGCCCCGCGCCTGGAACTGCTCCACCGTCTCGGCCTGGCGCTGGCCGTCCTTCTCCTTGCCCCACGCCTTCGCAGGGGCCAGCCCCGACAGCCGCTCCACTCGCGACCGGTTGATGGTCATCTTGTCCACGCGCGGGGCCTGCGGCTGTGCACCGTTGCGCGCACGGTAGGCTCGGCCGCGCTCGATGCGCCGCTCGCGAAGCTCCTGGGCCGTCGCCTTGTGAAAGCGCATACCCTGCCCGCTGTAGCGGTATGCGGCGGTGGCCCTGGCGCCGCTCTTCACCAGGTAGCCGCAGCTCACCAGCCACGTCAGTACATCGCGGACGCCATTGCGCTCCTTCGTCTTGTCGACGCCGGTCACGTCCATCAGCTCGAACACCTGCTGGTGGCCGAGCGACTGGCCCTTCCGCGCTTCGAAAATGGTCCTGACCTCGTCGGACAGGCCGGTCGGCTTAGCCATTGGCAGTTCTCCTGAGATGGTTCACATAGGTCTGCTGCGCGATCAGTTCGTCATCGGAGCAGTACAGTTCGTGGAAGGTTCTGGAGCCGTCTTTCAGGCTCCAGCCGTAAACCTTGGACATCCATGCGAACGACCTCCCCTCTTGCGGGATGCGCTCGTGGTGCCACTGGCACATGGCGAAGCCGAAGGCATGGCCGCGCCGGATGTTTCCTGACTTGCAGTGGTGGTAGTCGCAGCCGTAGACCACGCGGTGCTGAGGAAGCAGGTTCCGCGTGTAGAGCAGAAGGCAGACCATGCACGGCCCTGCCTTCGCCTTGCGGATCCGGCGTGCTTCTTCCTTTGTCGGCGGTGGTGCCTTCGACCACATCAGCGCGCGTCTTTCTCGCCGTGGTCGGCCAGCCACCAGCCGTACAGCCACACTTCGGCCGCCTCGCTCATAGGCCCCGCCCTGCGCTTCGCACCGTCCTCGGTCTCGCATTCAATCCAGACCAGGTGCGGGTTGTCGCTGAGGCGCAGGCCGTTGAGCCGCGCCGAGTAACCGGCGTTGATCTCCTTGGCGAACCTGCTGCGCGTGGTGTAGTTGGTGAAGTCCATCAGTGCCTGTTCCTCGTCGTGCTGCGGCGTTCCTCGATCAGTTCCTGGTTCCGCTTGTCCCACCCGGCCTGCCAGCGGCGCCGCCGCGTCACACCGTCCTGCCCCATCTCGTACCGCGGTGCCGATTCCCGACTGCGGCACGCATCGCGTGCCCAGCGGCCGGCCTGCTCCGCCTGGGCCAGCTCCGCCTCAGTCACCATCGAAGTTCAGCTCGGCCGCTGCCCGCTCCATCGCAGCGCGCGCCGACTCCCGGTCACGCACCGGCCGCACACCGTGCTTCTCCTGCTCGATCGCCAGCGCCGGCTGCGGCAGCGGCTTGCCGTCGACCACGTGCTGGACAGCGCGCGTGTAGGCCTCCTCCAACATCCGGCGCTGCTGCGATCCGTGGTCGGCCGAGGCGTAGACGTGCAGGTCCAGCAGCGAGCGCACCAACACCGTGAAGCCGCTCTGCGGCCGGCCCGGCGCCATCTCCCGCTCCACCGCCGCCATGACCGGAATGTCCAGGCACATGGTCAGGAACCGCGGCGGGTTCGGCGGCCACTCCCGGCCCTCGGTCAGGCAGCAGGCCATGCCGCGCGCGTGCTGGGCCCGGCTGCGGCCCTTCAGCACCTGGAACCACGTACCGGCCGCGATGGTCAGGCTGCCGTCCTTCTTGAACGGCGCCGCGCCGTTCTCGCGCTCCCACTTCCCCGGAAACATGGCCGTCATCTGCTTCCAGAATTCCCACAGGTAGGCCGACTGGGACTCGCTCAGCGGCTCAGCCGACGACGGCAAACTCGGCGTCGACGACATCGCCTGGTCCGAACCCAGCGCCGCCACCCTGGCCACCGCCTCGGCGTTGGGCGTAGAACTGCTTTTCGAGCTGCTCGGCGCGGTCGGCAGAACCGTGTTGAGGGCTTGCATGGGTTGCTCCTGCGGATTGCTGGGCGACAGGGATCACGGGCAGCGCCAAGCCGGCGGCCATCGTCTGCTTCAGGGATTCGTTGGGGTCGTGACCGGCGGCGATCAGGTCCAGCAGCTGCTGGCGCACCTGCAGCCAGCCCTGGACCGACAGCGGCCGGCGGATCGCGGCGCGGTGGCGGACGAACCGGGCCAGCTGCTCGCGGTCGACGCCGGTCGGCGTGCTGCCGAAACCGGCCAGCTCGCGGTCGACCTGCTCGGTGGTCAGCGACAGCGGATCGGCCTCGCGCTCACGCTCGCGGTGTGAGGGTTGCTCTTGGTTGCTTTTGGTTGCTCTTGGTTCGGGTGCAATAGCTGTTGCACCCTTTTCGACGCCGTTTTGCACCCTTTCCTGCGTCGTTTTGCACCCTTCGGAGGCCTGTTTTGCACCCTTTGCAAAGGGTGCAATTTCTGCACCCTTCATCCATTCAGGGTTGATCCGGTACTGGCGCGTACGACCGCCTTCGCCGAACCCGCTGCGCCGGCCACCGATGCCGGCATTGACCAGCACCAGCCAGCCGGATTGCTCCATGCGGCGGAGCTGGTACTGCACCGACCGCTCGGACTGCCGGGTCTTCTCGGCCAGCCGCGCAATCGACGGAAAGATGTGCGTGCCGTCGTCGTGCGCGTGGTCGGCCAGCGCCAACGCCAGCAGCATCTCGCCGCCGCCGTTCGGGTAGCGGTCGAAGACCATGCCTGTAACTCGTGCGCTCACGTCAGATCCCCAAGGCCAGGTTCTGGCCCGGGGCGACCGGCCACCAGGTGCACGCGGTGCGTCCGCTGACCGCGCACGGCTTGTTGGGGCCGCGCCAGACGCGGCCGGCCTTGATCAGCTCAGGCAGACGGCGGGCCAGCATGTAGCGGTCCAAGCCGGTGGCCTGCGCCAGCTCGTTGCTGGTCATGCCAGGGTTGTCCGTCACGGCCTTGGCGCTCTGGTCCTGCTGGTGCGCCTGCAGGCCGCTGGCGACCACGTAGTGCGCCGCGTCGTGGCTGGTGCTCAGATCGCTCGCGCGCGCCGGATGGTTGATCGCGCTCATGCCCCACCCCGCTCGGCAGCAGCCTCGGCGTGCTGGCTCACCTGCACCAGCCTGGCCATCACCGCCGCGCACCCGCGCGCAATCGCGTCAGCCTCGTTCGGCGAGATCCGACCGTCATCCAGCGCGGACGAAACCAGCTCTGCCAGATCACCCTTGGCGGCAGCCGCCTGCAGCAGTGCGCTGATCAGTGAGCCAGATTCCGGTGCATCGCTGCGCTGCGCCACGAATCCGTGCTGCGCACACAGCGCGTGCAAGATGCGGAAGTCACCGGTGCGCGCCATCAGCGCGTCCGCTTCCTGCAGGCTCAGCAGGTTGCGGTCGGTGTTCGGGTTGACCTTGCCGCGAAGGACCGCGGCCGACATGCCCAGCCTGGGCGCCAAAGCCTCACTGCCACCGGGGTACTGGTGGACCGTGTCGTAAGCGGCATCGGTGACATTCATGGGATAGGGACTCGAATGGATACGTGGGCACTACTGCGGCGCAACATGTGCGCCATGGAGATCAACAACTCACGGACGACGGGCGTCGCCCTCCTTGCGTTACGCTGGCGTTTCCACACGGACAGCCCGCAAGGAGGGCGACATGAGCTCAAGGACTACGTTCACTGCAGATTTGCGTGCGCTGGTAGCGGTAGTGACCGTCATTGCTCGCAACCAGCCCAATCGAAACGAGTTCAGGGAGCAGGTGATCCAGCTGGTAAGGCACCACGCATCGACGCTGCCTCCCCAGGAGCAGGAGGAGATGCTGCAGGCTGCGAAGTACCTGATCGAGGAATAGCCTCGCGCTGGTTCTGTTCGGCATGCCAGAGCCGTGTTGCTTCTCGCATGCCGGCCTTGATGCGTTCGGATTGCTCCCTCTCATTGCGAGAGGGAGCGTTGAGCCATTCCCGCAGCCACAGCCGCGGGTTCCACTTGTCGGACAGCGCGCGCATATCAAGCCACCTCCAGGGGGGCGTAACGGTTCTCGTCGGGGTCATGCGGCGCGGGCTGCGCCTGCTGCTGTTCCTGGACGCCCAGCAGCCGCTGGATCTGCGGCAGCGCCGGCAGGGCGCCCTCTTCCGCCCAGCCCTCGACCTGCTCGGTCGGCACCTGCAGCACCTTCGCCAGCTGCTTGTCCGTCGACAGGCCCAGCCGGGCGCGCAGCGCGCGCTTGCTCATGCGGCTGTCGACTTCGCTGCGGATCTGCTCCGCGACTGTCGGTGGCGCTACGGCGGCAGGCTCACTCCCGTTGCCAACGCCGAACACGTCGGGCCGAAGCTCATGCCGGGAGACACCAGTGGCTTGCTCTATAGCAATGCAGCGCTCTGCCGGGACTCTTTTCCGTTCGTACCATCCGGAGACCGACGGAGCCTTGATGCCCAAAAGGTTGGCCAAGGCGAGCTGGCTGCCTGCCGCAGATACCGCTTTATCGAGAGCGCTCATGTCCATGAGCACCAAATTAGCCTAAAGCTATCCGTAGTGCAATAGCCACTGGCTAGTTGGCGAAATTAGCCTTCGGCTTTCCAATAGACCTATGCGCCCAGTTGATGAAATTCGCAGGGACAACCTGCGCACGCTTATCGCCCGCCATGGCGGCCAACGCCAGTTTGCTGAGGCCGCAAGCGTCAAGAATCCTGCCCAGATCAGCCAGTGGGTCAACGGATCGAAGAACTCCAAGACCGGAAAACCCAGAGTGATGTCGGGCGCCACCGCGCGCGCGATCGAGGCGGCCCTGCGCCTGCCAAATGGCTGGCTCGACACCGATCATGAAGTGAGCGCTGATCCCTCACTTGCCGTCCCAACTACTGAGACTCCTCCCGGCTACGTTCGCTTCGAACTGTTCGAAGGGGGTGCTGGGATGGGCATTGGGCTTGTAAATCAGGACTACCCGGAAGTAGTGCAGACCATCGAAGTGGCTGAGTGGGAGGTTAGGCGGAAGCTCGGATACCTGCCTCGGCCGGGGCGTATCCAGATCATCACTGGCCGCGGGCCATCGATGCGGCCCAAGCTCGAAGATGGCGACATTGTCTGGATCGACACCAGCTGCGACTACTTCGACGGTGATGACTACTACTTGATCAACATCGGTGGAGAAACGCAGATAAAGATGCTGCAAAAACGTGGAGACGGCCTCTACGTGGTAAGCATCAACCCTGACTTCCCCGCGTATAGGCTCGACCCTGGCGATGTGGCCGTGCTTGGCAAGGCCCTCATCCATGCTGGCCTGAGAAAGTTCTAACTTGCAGGGATTTACGCTAAGCGCCCTTTAGCAGATGAAGGATCCCCGATGCCGGGGATCCTTGGGCCGATGCCGCAAGTTCAGCAAACCACGGCCTAGCTCCTTACTGCGAAGACTGCACTGCAGCTTTGATCGCTTCATTGAACCTCACGCCTGCGTCGAACACGTTGGGCTGACAGCCGAACATGTTGTTGCAGCCGCCGCTGAACACAATTCGGTACTTGCCCGAGCCCTGGGGTTCTTTGAGGACACGCATCGCAAGCGTGGGATCGTACTGTCCACTGCCATACGTTTCGATGAGAACGTTTGTGGCTGTCTGAATCTTGAGTCGGCTGTTCTGAGCTACCCACACTTGAGCCGCTTCCCAGGCAGCGTCGCATTGCGCCTGGCCCTCGCAGGACTGGATTCCGCTCTGGAACTCCTGCTTTAGAGCAGCCGAACTCTGTCCAGTGGTCGCGCATCCAACGAGCGTTGCGGCCAGAAGCGCCGCAGCGATGTTCCTCATCATCCTTGTCCCCTGTTTAAGTAAGTGGTTAAGCCAGACGCGCACGCGCGCGTAGGATCGATTCTGGCAACCCTTGATGGTATCCGCCAGCGGCTTCACGCGAACGAAATTATGAACGAAATCTATGGTATTCATAATTTCGCACCTCGAATTAGCCATGCGCTATTGCTCGCGCAATAGCTTTAAGCTAATTTACTCTCCAGCCGCCCACGAAGCCTCTCAGCAGAGGCAGGGCGCCGGAGACCAGCATGCGCACCGCAAACCGGCCCCTCTGGGCCACCATACGCCCCATCGCCGCCGCCTTCGCGGCCGCGTTCGGCGAGGCCTTCAGCAGCTGCGTCAGCAGCAGGAAGGCCTGAGCCATGGCCGCGATCACCACCACCAGCCGCGGTACAGCCCGCGTCGAATCCCGGCCCCGCGCCGGAACCGTCGTCGTCCAGGTCGGCGGCACCACCCTGCTCAGCCTGACCTCGGCCGAAGCCCGCGAGCTGGCCGAACACCTGGCCGTCTGCGCCGACGCCATCGACGAAGGCGCGACCGAAGTCGCCACCATCGCCCGCTCCAAGCCGCTGGCACTCCAGCAGGCGGTGGCCGCGTGAGCGCCATCATCCTCCAGTTCCCGACCCGGCGCGTCCGTGCGAAGGCAATAGCCGACGCCGTGCGGCTCGCAGCCTGCCGCCTCGGCTACCACCAGCACAACGCAGACTTCGCCGCCAACCTGGCCCGCCAAGACTTCCTCTCTGGCCGATACAGCGCAGCGCGCGCCGTCAGCGAAATGGTCGACCAGCTCCGCACCGCCATGCGCCTGATGCGCGCACAAGGCGGTGTTGCATGAGCGCCGCCTTCTCCCTCTCTAGCAAGACTCGAATTCCGTATCGCCGCAGCTTCCGACCGTCGATGGAAGACCTCGAAGCCCGAATCATCGCGGCCTGGTTCAACCACGGCCACGCGGTCGCCAAGGGGGATTCGACCGAGCAATCCATCTACACGACCGTGCTGCACGATCTCGGCGTCATCCGCTTTAAGGCGCTGAAGCGCCAAGGCGGTGCCGCATGAGCGCGGCCGTTGATGTTGTTACGTTGCTGCGCGCCCTGCAGTCTCAGATTGGCCCCAGTCGCCCTGACGAAGATGACGATGAGGTCGACGCTGACGCATGGGATCGCATCGACGCCGCGATCTCCGGCCTCGGCGAGCTGATCAATGCAGCGCAGAATGCGCGCGCATCGATACAGCACATGCGTGGACCGGAGGCGATCATCCACGCACGCACCGCGGAACTCGATGCCGCCCTCGCCCGCGTCAAAGGCGGTGCCGCATGAGCTTCTACAAGACCAGCGATCCAGCCGTGCTGGCCGCATACGAGCAGGAGCGGGTCGATAAAGCGCTGCTGCAGGCGGAGGTCGATGCATTCGCCCACCGCTTCGGTGGCAAGGGACTGGTGTACGCGGATCCGGCGCGCCTGGCCGGCATCAAGTTCAGCCCGGCCAAACCTCGCAACCTGTGGCGTGCGCCCGACCGCAATGGCTTGCAGTGGCCACGCAGCTCGCCACTCAAAGGTGCCACCGCCGAAGAAAAGGCCGCGCTCAAAGCCCTGCAGGCCGAGTGGAAGGAGCATATGCCGGCTCGAAAGATCGACACCAATGCCGTGATTCGCGCGCTCGGGTTCAGCAGCAGCTGTGACTTCTTCTTCGAGGGACTGACCTATTTCCGGCACGAGGGTTTCGTCTACGCCTCCACCAGCAAGGCAATGCCGCGCATGACCGAGATCCTGGGCAGCGAGTACGAGCAGGCCAAGGCAGCGCGCGCATGACCGACCACGACTTCTTCGCCGCCATGGCCGTCGGCATCCCGCCTATCACCCCGCCAGGAGCAATCCCCATGACCCAGCTGAAAGCCTTCTACGTGGACGACATGCCGACCATCTACGCCGCTGCGACGCCCGAAGAGGCCGCCCGTCTGTATGAGGAAGACGTGGGCGATCCCTGCGATGACGGCTATCCCCGCGAGGTGTCCGCTGCAGAGTTGGATCGGTCGATCCCCGAATTCGGCGAAGACGAACAGCCGACCGGCGAGATGACGACCATGCGGACCTGGCTGGAAGAAGCCAGCGCGGGCTTCCTGTGCGGGGCCGAGTAATGCGCCACCTGGCCCTGCCCTTCTTCTGCGTCGTGTTCCTCGGGGTCGCCCTCGGCGAAGCATTCGCCAACGGCGTCAGCTCGCGATTCGGCGCCGCCTTCCTGGTCGCAGCAATCCTGTGGGCCGTCATCGCCTACATCGAGATCCGCGCAGCTTGGCCACCGTTCGCTGCAGCAATGCAGCGCCGCCGTGCCGAGCGTCAGCGAGCGCCGCTCCCCGCTGACGACACCCACTGAGCAACCGCCACTTCGCGTGCAGCATCCCCCTTCCGCATTGATCGTGAGCCAGGAGGCGCTACGTGTCAGACAAAGATCTCTCCGTCTTCGTTGATTCCACCAACGTGCTGCAGCGCATGTCGCGCCGTCTCCAACGCCGAGTCCCTTCCCTGGGGGCCTCCGTTCAAGATTTTGATGAACTGGCGACTCCTAACATTTCCATCGCTATCGACCGTCTCTACCACAGCGTCGAAGTTCCCAGGGTCACGCGCACGCTCATATGCCGCGGCCCTCAACTGGAAGCCAACTCGATCAGCACCACCAAGCAGAGCCTTCGCCTTGGCGAGCCCAGCCTCGCGCGCCTGCTCCAAGTTCGCAAACGGGCCGAAGCCATGACCGAGGAAGACTGTCCCCGCATCAGGCTGGTCGGAAACCATCACATGAACGGACCAGCCAGCCTCCGCTCGATGAAGTTGGACAGTGGCGACCTTTCCATCCGCTTCCACCGCAAACACATCCCGAACCTGCTCTACGGGTGCACTCATTCTTATCGGCCTCCATTCGCTTCGTTCGCCCGACTCTATCACCCCACCCAGCTCCACTACGCATCTGGCCACTTCGAGGGCTCGTCTCATGGCTGACGGCTCCCGCGCTTTCAACTTCCCAATGCCGCAGCGCTCCCGCCTGCGCCCCGGCGAGATCGTTGTTGATCTGTTCGCCGGCGGTGGCGGGGCATCGGAAGGGCTTAAGCAGGCCCTCGGAGTCGATCCCGCCCTGGCCTACAACCACGACGAGCTGGCCATCGGCATGCACGCCGCCAACCACCCTCTGACCCAGCACCACCGCGAGGATATCTGGCACGCCGACCCCCGCGTGGACGTGGCCGGCCGCCCCATCGGCTGGTTCCATGCCTCGCCGGACTGCACGCACTTCAGCCAGGCCAAGGGCGGCCAGCCGCGCAGCCGGAAGACCCGCGCCCTGTCGTGGGTGGTGCTGAAGTGGGTTGGGCAGCTGCTGCGCGCTGATCGCCTGCACGGCACCAACACCGCGCCGCGAATCATCTCCATGGAGAACGTCTGGCAGATCCTGACCTGGGGCCCGCTGGTGGCCAAGCGCTGCAAGACCTCCGGCCGCGTCATCAAGATGGATGGCACCGTTGCAGCGCGCGGCGAGCGCGTTCCGGTCGAGAACCAGCAGCTGGTGCCGGCCAAGCGCCACAGCGGCCGCACCTGGCAGCAGTTCGTGGCCGCGCTACGTGCGCTGGGCTATGCCGTCGAATGGCGCAAGCTGGTGGCAAGTGATTACGGCGCGGGCACCAGCCGCGAACGCCTGTTCCTGCTCGGCCGCCGCGACGGCGAGGCAATCGTGTGGCCAGAGGCAAGCCACGGCCCCGCACCGGGCCAGCAGCCGCGCGTAACCGCTGCCGACTGCTTGGACTTCTCCATCCCCTGCCCGTCCATCTTCACCCGCGCCCGGCCGCTGGCCGATGCCACCATGCGCCGCATCGCCAAGGGCGTCATGCGCCACGTCATCGAGTCGGCCGATCCTTTCATCGTGCCGGTCACGCATCAGGGCGGCGACCGCGTCCACGACGTGCGTGATCCCATGCGCACCATCACTGCCGCCAACCGCGGTGAGCTAATGCTGGCAGCACCGGAACTGGCCCCCTTCATCGCTGAGCATGCGAACAGCAGCCATACCCTCGGCTCAATGCGCGCCGACGAGCCGCTGCGCACGGTCTGCGCCGGGGTGAAGGGAGGCCACTTCTCCGTGGTAGCGCCGACGCTGGTGCAGACCGGCTACGGAGAGCGCGAGGGCCAGGCGCCGCGCGCGCTCGACCTGCAGCAGCCGCTGGGTACGGTGGTTGCCGGAGGCGTGAAGCATGCTGTGGCAGCAGCCCACCTGGTGAAGTTCCGTGGCGACAGCATCGGTACGCCTGCCACCGAGCCGGTGCCGACGATCACGTCGGGTGCTGGCGCCGCGCGTCCGGCCGGCGCCGCGCACGCCCTCGGCGTAGCAGCTGCCTCGCTGGTGACCCTGCGGCGGAACATGGTCGGTGCCGACGCACGCACGCCGCTCACGACGGTGGCCGCTCAAGCCGAGCACCACGCCGTCTCCAGTGCCTTCATGGTTCAGGCAGCACACGGCGAAGGTAAGCCGGGAGGCGTCCAGCGCTGGGGCAACGGCAGTAAGGATGCGCGAGCACCCGTCGGCACCGTCACCGCGAGCGGCAACGGCGGGCACGCCCTGGCCGAGGCCGAACTGGCCCAGCTGTCGCCCGATCAGGAGGCCGGCGCACTCCGCGTCGCTGCGTTCCTGGTGAAGTACTACGGGACCGGCGACAACGTTCCCTCGCTACTGGATCCCGTCGATACCGTCACCACCCGCGACCGCCTGGCGCTAGTCACCGTCCATATCCAGGGCGTGCCGCACGTGATCGTGGATATCGGCCTGCGCATGCTCAAGCCGCATGAGCTGTACCGCGCTCAGGGGTTCCCGGCCGACTACATCATCGATCGCACCGCCAACGGCACGCCACTCAGCACCAGCGCCGCCGTGCGCATGGTCGGCAACAGCGTCAGCCCGCCGCCGCTGCGCGCCTTGGCCGAGGCCAATCTGGACCGCGTGCCCAACAGCATGGCGGCAGCAGCGTGACCGGCTTCAATCAGGCCAAGCACACCGCGCGCGTGTTCCTCTCGGAATGCCGCGCACGCCGGCACGGCCTCGGCTTCTGGTTCACCTTCAACGCTGCACAGCACGCGCGCAAGCGCGCCGCCGCTCCCGCCCCACTGCCGGCAGTGCCGCGCGCACCTGCTCTGCCGGCCCAACTGGATCTGTTCGTATGACCGCACCACTGCCAATTTCCCCGGCCACGGCTGTCGAGGCCACCAAGGCATCGTCGCCTGTCGCCGCGGTTGTCTCTGCCATGCGACGCATCGACCCTGCCGGTGGCCCGGTTGCAGCCGACCAGGTGCGCGCTTGGGCTGACACCCTGCTGAAAGCGCTCTACACCGCTCAGCCAGTGCGCTGGGAGTACCGAAACAAGGACGATCACCGGCCTGGCTGCTGGATGCAGGCCGACGCAGGGCACGTGTACGGCGCACAGCAGCGCGGCCTCGTTGTCCGCGCCCTGTTCGAAACCCCTCGCGTGATCCAGCCCGAGAAGGTCCACGACTTCCAGCGCAACGAGTGCACACGCTGCGGCATGAGCCAGGACTGGGCAGGCCCGGATTGCTTCCCGCCGGACAAGAAGGTCGACCCGCGCACCCTGCTCCCGTTCGACCCCTCCTGGCTGGTCCAGCCACTGCAGTGGCTCAGGGACGCGCCGGCCAACCTCAACTCCTACGACCGCCGCCACCGTGCAGCGCAAGCCGCCTTCCTCCTGGAAAAGCTCCAGGCCCACATCGAGGAGTGCAACAAGCCATGACCCAGGAACATATCAGCCACCCGGAAGGGTTGCCGAACTGCGCCGCCGGCCACCGCGCGCGCCACATCCACGACAAGCGCTGCGCCTCCGCCGGCGGTGGCCACCTGGTCGAGTGCGCCTGCAGGTCCACCAGCAAGCATGCCGACCCCGACAAGGCCATCGCAGCGTGGCGCCGGCTCAACCGCCCGGCGCGGAGCGCGCGTGCTGCGCCAGCGACCACGGGCAACATCGTGCAGTTCAAGCTGGCATTGAGCGAAAAGTCGTCGCTGCAACAGAACGCGGCAGGAGGTCGCCATGGGCGCAGCTGAGAAGCTCGCCGAGGCGCCGATCATCGGTGCGGTCATCTATGAAGGCATCACCGTCACCGATGCCGAAGGGATGCCGGCACAGCTCGCCGTTGTCGATCACCGTGGCCGCGTTATTGCCGCAGGTCCGGAGGTGGCAGCCGCAGCATGGCACGCCTCAGTTGAGGCCTATCGCAACCACCTAAAGGGCCTTGGCCACCTTCGATCCCTCAAAAAGCCCGACAAATGA